TTGAATTAGCAAAAGATTTACATAATATTGATGAAGTAATTGTAGTAGATCATATGGATTGCGGAGCATATAGAATTCTATATGATAACCCTTCAATGTCAAAAGAAGAAGAATATAAGTTACATCAAAAAAATTTACATGAATTTAAAAGTTTAATAAATAAAAAATTTCCATCACTGCGCGTTACATTACTTTTGATCAATCTTGATGGAACAACTACTGAATTTTAGATAAAGTATCAATTTTACCTGATATTTTTATAATAGATTTCATATGACTATTTAAAAATGGGTTTACGATTCGCATAACAACTAGTATATGCCATGTAGGATTAATAATAATAATGCTGTCAAGAGTACTACTAAATTTAGTAGAAATTAACTTTGCTAGTTGTATGCCAACATTAATTTCAAGCAAATGTTTTGCAGAAAATTTATTACAATCAAAAACCCATATCCATCGATTAGTATTTTCAGATAATACACCATCATAGTGTTCTGTAATGCCAACAACGTCGTTATATTTTGTTGCTTTTGCAGGGCATGTATAATAGTAAGTAATATTATCTATTGTTCCTATATTTTTTAATGAATGACTTGATGGGTCATTGTCGCATATTTTACACGTATATGGCATTGAATTATATATATTTATATATATATAATATGAATCTGTATGAATTTATTAAATATTTTATTTTAGGCGGTGTAATAACAATATTTGGTACTTACTTAGTAGAAAAATATGAATATGCACCTGCATTAAGTGCTTATTTATACTGTACTCCAACAATCACTTTACTTATTATATATATTATATATAAAAACCGCGGATTAAAAGGATATTATACATTTATTATACATTGTTTAATTAACGGTGTAGGATTTATAATATTTTTTTTAGCTTTAATGTTTTTAACAAAGTATACAAGTAATACTATATATCAAAATGTTTTATTAGGTTCAGTATTATATATATGTTATTCAATATATTATTTTTTCCATATTTATAAATTACAATTTACACCATGATAATTATAAAATATTAATATAAAATAATAGTATAATAAATGCTTATAAATTTATATGTGTATATAATTGTAATTATTGCATATAAGATATATAATTATGTCAAAGATTTACCATTCAATTATATCACACAAACCAATTATGAGTTATGCAAAAAAATGAATAACACTTTTTGTATTCGTATTGCATATTTTGTAATGGCAATTGTAGTATATGTAATAGCCATCAAATATATCAACATAACTTTACCTAAGGGTACACCAAAAATAGAAAATACAATTACGAATGATAAACCTTCTTATTTTGGATTTGGATCTTTTGTAGGAGGAGCAGTAGCGATGCTTTCATATGTTTTCAATATTATTCTTGGTTTTTCATATTTTAATGGTTTTAAAAATATTTCATTAATAGATACAACCAAATCTCTTACAACTATTTTTACAGGAATGATGATGACCAGTTTTTCTGAAGAGTTAATATATCGTGGATTATTGATTGGTGTAACAAAACCATTTTTAAATACAAATATTGCTGTTTTATTATCAGCGTTAGTTTTTGGTTACGTTCATGTAAAATCTTCATTAAAATATGGTATAGTAGCATTTATTACAGGTATTATTTTAGGTTTTGGATACTTACGCTACGGATTATATTGGTGCGTTGGGCTTCATGCTTTATTTAATTTTGTCGAAACATCATTATACACAGTAACAAATATTAAAGTTAATAATAAACTAATGGTAGGTGAAAGAAAAACACCGGATGATGATGGAATGATGACACCATTAGTTGAGTTACTTGTGTTATATAGTCTTTATCATTTTGGATATTTTTAATTATGTAAAATAATTATTTATAATTAAAAAATTTATATATAATTTATTTTTTACAACAAGTACGTTTCATTTTACGCCAAACGCGTTTCTTAGTTTTTTTACTCCAACACCAATATCCACGTTTGGGATTTATACAACATGTTTCTTTTCTTCCTTTTACAATACGACACCTTTTTACAGTTTTATTCATTGTTTATAATATACGCTATATATTATATACTATATTATTTTATACATGTATAAACAATATATATAAACTATATAAAAACATTATAATATCATCATATAGCAAACTCAACACACACTCAAACTTATCTCGGTTATACCAAAATGGAAGGAAACGCACAGACACCAGCACATGAAGTAACAACTACATATACTGATGTTATCAAAAAATTCGAAGATTTAAAAAATCAATATTATATCGAGCGTGGATGTATGATTTCAACATTAAGTGATACATTTTCTAAAAAATTCTTGGAAAAAAACCCTGATCTTAAGTGGTGTGAAAAATACAATAGATACGCCGAAGCAGTTGTGTTTACTGCTATAATAAATGTAACTATTTTTGAAAAAAATTTTGAAGTTTATTTGCATCGTCCTATAAAACAGATTCATCGATGGGAATATGAATATTTTTTTGGGTTTGGGGGACACAACGCGGGATTTTCACGTGATAGAATTATAATGACGTTTCAAGAAACATTTGATAAAGATATTGACGTAGAGTATTTACTAATGACGGGGACTCTTGTTGATGCTAGTTGTAACGAATGTGATGATGATGATTCTCAAAATAGATGTTGTACTATTGACGAAAAGTATATAAAAAATGCTTTAAAATTATTAGTAATTGGTGGATATGTAAAACAATGGAATGCTTTTAATAATTTTAAAAAATGGTTTAATGATCGTGGATTTAATTTTGGACTTAACACTGATAATGCCGAAACAATGACATCATTTATATTTGAAGACTATGAGGTTGTCGATGAATAAGTAAAGTTATACATAAATTATGGAGGTGTACCTGTATCAAACGCAAGGATCATTCGCGGTGTATTAGAATTATACACATAATGGGTAGCATGTCCAAATTCATATTTGTAATCTATTGTATTTTGTAGTTTTTCTATAGAATACTCATTGGGATCTTGTATAATATCTTTAACGAGATTTTTATTATTCCTAGAATTACAACAACAGTTGCATAATGAGAAATTATCCATAATTTGTGTTTGTATGTGTGGTGGACTGATAGGACTTATAATAGGACTTGTATTAGGACTTGTGTTAGGACTTGTAACGGGGATTGATTCTGTAATAATTAATTTTTTATATATGTTAAACATTGGGTTGTTTATAGAATATATATTAATTTTACATATTATTTTAACAATTAATTTTTGATTAATTGTTAAATCAGTATAAATACAACACAATATATTGTGAGGATAACGCGTTTAATTGGAGTAAGCAAGACCACCCATACCAGACATGATACGGAGAACGTTGTAGTTGGTAGCATAGACACGAACCTTGGCAGTCTTGGTGCCCTCAACGGTAGCGTTGGAGAGAACGAGCTGAAGTGTAGCGTTGTCAATGCGAGAGAAGTTGCAGCTGCCAGAAGGCTGGTGCTCTTCGGGTCTCAAAGCAAATGAGTAAACGTTGATACCGGTGTCAGGAGTGCGAGTGTGGTGCTGGTAAGGCTGGACAAGGTCGAAGTAAGTACCTTCGCGCTCAGAGAAACGATCCTGGCCGTTAAGCTGGAGCTTAGCGGTAACAACAGGGTTCTGACCCCAGCAGTGAAGAGGGAGAGAAGTCTGAGTGAGGACGAAAGTGCCGGCGTCAGAGACAGCAGACTCGGGAGGAGCAGGTCCGGGATAACCAAGATGAGCTTGGTCATAAGGATTGCCCGCGCTTTCCTGCCACCAATAATTACCAGTAACATCCATAGCACCAGCTTCCTGGAAGAGACCGGAGCCATCAATAAATGAACCAGTAGTCTGGGCAATAGAGTCGGGTCCACCAAAGGCATGGATAGCATTGGGAAGAGCATCAACAGCGTCAGTGTAGTTGAAGGGCTGAGCACCAAGAACTTTGTAAAGGAGCTGGCCGCATTCAAGAGAAGAACAATAGTCGACGTTCTGATCTGGCTGGACAACCCAAATGAGTTCCTTAACGGGGTGGTTAAAGTTGAGCTTGATCTTGTTGGAAGAAGAACCAACGGACTCATCACCGGTGAACTGAAGCTGCTCAATAAGGTACTCGTGGGGATTCTGAGCCATACGTCTGCGCTCATCAGTGTCCAAGAAGACATAGTCGACGTAGAGGGATGCAGCAACCAAAGACTGGTTATAAGCGGTGTTGACACGACCACCAGTAGTAGAAGGATCGCAGTGAAGAGAACCAACAGCCCACAAACACTCATCGATAGGACGAATATCGAGGTTGATCTTGACTTCGTGATACTGAAGGGCGATAAGAGGAAGGGCAAGACCGGGGTTACGGCAATACCAGAACTGGAAGGGAACATAAAGAGTAGTTTCGGGGAGAGCGTTACGAGGAGCGCAAACCTGACGAGGAGCATTAGCTTGGCAAGGACCATCGATAGCATTGAATGAAGGATCGGTGATAAAGGTA